TTTAGCAACAGCAATAGGTACAGCAAAAGTTGCATTATCATCATTTTCAAAATTCTCAAAAACTACTGTTATAGGTGCATTAGTTGGATTAACAACAAGTGTACTAATGTTGAAAGATTCTTTTGCAGAAACAAAAGAGCCAAGCAATGAATTAGAAAAATTACTAGAAAGACAAAAACTCGCACAACTAAATTTAGAAAAAGCAACAATTTTAAATATAGAAACAAAAAAAAGAGAGTTAGCTTTAGTAAATGCACAGATTGAAAAATTTAAGGAAAGTGCCACAGCACTAGCAATGGAAGAAGCGGGAAAGCAAAGACAAATAATAACCTCAAAAGATTATCAAGACAATTTGTCAAAAGAATTACAAAAGATTGAAGAATTAAAAAAACAACGACAAAAATTAGCAGATGCAGAGTTTCAAATAAGAGGTGTAGATGTTGAAGCAATATCTGGCGGTATCAATTTTGATGATAAACTTAACCAGATTAGACAACAATTTGATACAGAATTTGAATTACAAAAAGAAATGAATGAAAAAAACATTCAAAGAATACAAGGGCATGATGAATTACAAGTAGAACTTGCTAGAATACAAGCTGATAAATTACTACAAATTGCACATGAAACTGCTGAAAAAGAAAAAGCAATAAGAAAACAAGTTTTTGATGAAAATTTCCAACTTATCAAATCTGGAAAAGCTAGTGAAATAAACTTAGAAAAAATGTCTGGTAAAGATAAAACCGATTTGGCAAAGAAAGTTGGTAGAGAAGCATTAGACCAACTAGCACAAAGTAATAGGAAAGCATTTCAGCTAAATAAAGCATTTAGACTAGGTGAAGCCATAATGGATACAGCAGGTGCAGTTGCTAAAGTTTTACCTAACATACCATTGGCTATTGCTATAGGTGCTTTGGGTGCTATTCAAATAGCCAGTATTTCCCAACAAAAATATCAAGGTAGACGTTTGGGCGGTAGAATGAATCAAGGCGAACCCTATATGGTAGGTGAAGCGGGTGCTGAATTAGTGATACCAGATAGACCATCAAATGTTGTACCAAATAATAAATTAGGTGGAATGAGCCAACCAGTTACAGTAAACTTTAATATAAGCACAGTTGATGCTAGAGGATTTAATGAATTATTAGTTAATTCAAGAGGTACTATAGTTAATCTTATAAATAGTGCTGTAAATGAAAAGGGTAGAATGGCGATAGTATGAGTGGAGCATTACCAAACACAAACTTTATTGCTGTTAATTTTAAGAGCAATCAAAAGACTTTGTTATCCCAAACAGATAGTGGAAAGACTTTTAGAAGGCAAGTACAGGGTCAAAAGTTTAGTTTTACAGTTCAATATCCACCTATGAAAAGGTCAGAATTTGCACCTATCATGGCATTTATTATGAAACAAAGATCAAGACAAGAAAACTTTACTATTACATTTCCAAGCTATTTAAACGCACAGGGCAACGAAACTGGAACTTTGTTAGTTAATGGGGTTCATGCTGTAGCTGATACCACAATAGCTATAGATGGTTTTGCGGGTGATGGTGCGGGTAGATTAAAAGCGGGTGATCTAATAAAATTTGCACATGATAAGGTTTATATGGTTGTCGAAGATGTAACAAGTTCAAGTAATGCTTCTACAGTTACTATAGAACCACCATTAAGAACCGCTTTAGCAGATGATAGTTCTGTTACTTATGATTCAGTACCATTTACTGTTCATTTGACAAGTGATGCTCAAGAGTTTGCGACAGGTCAAAATGATGGTGATGGTAATTTATTATTTAGTTATGAGTTTGATGTAATAGAGAGTTTGTAAATGGCTAGGGGTTTAACAAGTGCAGTAAAAACAGAACTAGCCACAGGAATAATAGAACCAGTTATTTTAGTAGAAATAGGTTTTTCCACCCCAATATATTTAACCAATGCAAGTTTTGATTTAACATCTAGTGTTTCTGGAACTTCAAGAACATACCTATCTAATGGGCATTTAAGGGGTATTACAGGGGTGCAAGAAACAGGTACACCAACTAAGAATAGTTTATCGGTTAGCTTATCTGGTGTAGATCAAACTTACATAGCACTAGCATTAACGGAGAATATAATAAATGATGATGTTTTTATTTATCAAGGTTATCTAAATTCTAGTTTGGCATTGATAGCAGACCCATTTTTATTATTTTATGGCAATATTGACGAGTTCAAAATATCCGATAATACATCAACAGCAACATTAGTTTTAATTGTTAGTTCGCATTGGGGTAATTTTAGCAAAACAAGTGGAAGAACAACTACTGATAATTCTCAAAAAAGATTTTTTATTGGTGATTTAGGAATGCAATATTCCGCTTTAACAGTTCGTGATATTAAGTGGGGTAGAGAATGACAAGCACCCATTTATATTATGCAGAAAAAACAGATATTGAAATTATTTATAATTTATTATTAGAATATAAAAACAAAGATTGTGAAGCTGATTATCCAGATGTTGATAGAAAAAAAGGATTGTATTTTATTAATGCTATTTTAGATAAGGGCAAAATACTTTTAATGAAAGATTTAGACAATGACGAATTAATTGGTTGTTGTATGTTTAATAAATCTGAATATTTTTTTAGTAAAGATCAAATAATGCAAATACAAATTATTTATATTAAAAAAGATTTTAGAAATTTTAAATTAGTTAAATTATTAATAGATAGTGTCAAAAAAGTTTCAGAAGATTTGCCAATAGTTTTATCAATTACATCTGGTTTACATATAGACCCAGTTTTTGAAAAATTAGGGTTTAAAAATATGGGTTCTAATTGGAGGTTAGCGTAAATGGGCGGTTGGAATCCTATTGATGACATAATTGATATTATTGATGATATTGTTGATGGTATTGTTGACATAATTGATGATGTAATTACTTGGCTAGTTCCAATGCCAGATATTCCAGATTTCGGAGCATTAAGACCCGATCAAAATGCAAAAGGAATATTAGTTAATAAATTTAGTGCAAATGCTCATATTCCTATTATTTATGGAACACGAAAAGTTGGCGGTAATGTTGTATTTTTAAGAACATCTGGAACAGATAATAAATATTTATATATGGCGATTGTATTAGGTGAAGGCGAAATAAGTGGAATTAATGCGTTATATGTTAATGATAAAAGAGTTGGATTAACTGCTACAATAACTGATAATGCACAAATAACTGTTACTAGTTCAGATCAAAATTTTTATGACACAGATAATTCACAAAGTTTAATAACAGTTGAAGCACATTTTGGAACTGATACACAATCTTCTTCATCTTTACTTCAAGAAGTTGATGGGTGGTCTACAGTACATAAATTATCTGGATTAGCTTATTTGGCTCTAAGGTTCGAGTGGAACGCAGATAAATTTGGGTCTATACCAAACGTACAGGCACTAGTTGCGGGAAGAAAAGTATACAACCCTAATTTAGATGGAACTGTTACTGGTGGAAGCGGTAGCCACAGGAAAGACGATAGTTCAACTTGGGCATATTCAGATAACCCTATATTGCAATTATTAGATTATTTAAGAAATGATAGATTTGGAATGGGTATTACTGATACTTATTTTGATAGTAATTTTGCAGATTGGCAAACTGCAACAGATGTATGCGATACACAAATTCAACCTTTAGGCGGTACAAATTTTATAATTCATACTTTTGGGGTAGGTTATGGAGATAGCACAACAACTAACACGATTGATCTAATGAATAGCCATACAGTTGTTGATACAGCAAAAAAAGCTATAGATAATGTTAAAGATTTTGTTAGGGGTTCTAGGTCTTATCTTAATTTTTCTGGTGGTAAATATAATATATTAGTTGAAACAACAGGTTCAGCATCAATAACACTAACAGAAGATAATATTTTAGGTGGTATAAATGTTATAAGTAAAAATAAAAATTCCAGATATAATCGAGTAATTACAAATTTTATAAACCCAGATAAAAATTATCAATCTGATTCAGCACAGTTTCCAC